AGGTCTCGTAGCTGCCCCCGGCGACCTCGGCAGGCTCCCAAACCAGCAGCGTCCAGCAAGGTTCGCCGGGAATCAGCGGAGCGCGCTTGTAGCCGACATATCCGGTCTGCGCCCACTGGCCGCCGATAGTCGTCTGCTCATTCTCTGACCAGACAAGGCGGAAGACAGGTTCACAGTACTGATTCACGCCGCCAATGCGTGTCAGTTCATCCTGGAACCATGCGGGGCATTCACGCATTACTGCACCGAGCCCACAACGTGCATCCCGTTGGCCTGCGCATATGCGGTTGTTTTGCCACGCGCCGCTTCAAACTCCTCGACCATCCGCGCACGGTTTTCTACATCGATGCCCTTGAGGTCGGACACGCGCATCTGGAAGTATTTCGGCAGGTCGTTGCGGTTCTTATGCGCCGGGTTCAGGAAAACCGGATCGCTCAGCGCAAATTCATCGAAAAACACCACGTCGTCAACCACGACGGGCATCGGAAGCATCACCCCGCCCATCGTGACGCAATCGCCGACGGCTACAACCACGCCGCGGTCACTGCGCTCTTTGATGTGCGAGTTGTCGAGGTCAATCTCGATCCCCTGGGGCTGCTCGTAAAACTCAGCGATGGGAATCTCCCGCACGATGATGCGGTCAAGAAGCGGCTTGCGTGGAAATTGGTCGGTCATGTCTCATGTCTCGGTTGGCCGGATTACGCGCCGGCCACGCGGTTAGAGGTTAGGCGTCTGCGGGGATCGGCAAGCCCTGGAGGAAGAACTGCTGCTTCATCTCGGGACAGAGCAGATTAAACCCCCTTTCATACGCGAACATCTGGCTGTCATAATAAGTGCTTCCGGTACCGTCATTGACGGGCACGGCAGCAATCGGGTTGCCCGGCGTCCATTCGTGCAGACGGGTCGGGAACAACTCGCCGAAGGTGAACGCGGATGCCACAATCCGGTCCATGCGCGACGGCTCGGCAGTCGAGGACCACACGATCTCATCGCCAGCCCAGGTATCCTGCATGAACTTCTTGGCGGTATCGATCACCTTGTCGCCGCCCTCATCGATGCGGGTGTATCCGGGGTTGTAGTAGTTGCCGCTGAGCGCCACGCCCTGCACGGGATTGGCGTACCAGAAGCACTTCTCGTTCTTGTCGTAGTCGTCGCCCATGGCGCGCATCCGAATGGACTGCACACGCTGCGCGGTCGAGTTGACGATGGTGCCGGACCCGCCAAAGTTGATGGTGGGCGAGCTGAAACGGCCAGGATACTGCGAAATGTCCACGCCGCCCTTGGTGCCGACGTTGCCATTCTGAATCCAGTAATCCTTGCCGTACACGCTGGAGCCAGCCGCGCCGGTTGCGCCCTGAATCACCAGAATGTCGCCCAGTGCGGTGCCTGCGGGAAGCGCACCAGCGGAGAACACGGTCTGCGTGACGGGATCGACAAAGCTGATGGTGAACGATCCGCGATTCGTGCCGCCGATACCGCTCAGCACCTGCACAACCTGCTGGTCCACGAAACTGGCAGCCGTGTTCAGGCCGACAATGCTGGACTTCTGCGGGCCGGTGGCGCCGGTATTGTTGTTGATGGTCGCCGTGGTCGGGATCTGGTCGATGGTGCCAGAGCCGTCGCGGTTGAGCACCGCCTCGACACCGTTGTCGAATGCCAGGAGCGACTTGTCCATCTCCTCGCGGGAGAACTTGACCAGGCCGCGCTCTTTGCCGTCCGTCGCCTGCTTCGCAAGGTTGGAAAGCTCGCACACGTTGACGAAGCGCAAGGGGCTGGCGCACATGGACACGAAGGACGAGCCCGAACCGCGAGACCACGCGGGGACGTAGGGGCTGGACGAACTGTCACCTCCGATGGGAGCCGAGGTGCCAAGGCCAAATTGCTGGATGGGTGCGCCACCCTGGACGCGGGTACCGGCCCAGAACGGAGCGCGCTGGACGCCGCCGCGGTTGGTGGAGAAACTGCACTGAATCTTTTTTCCGCCCTTTTCAAGGCGCGTCTGGAGTTTGTCGAAATGCGCTTGGAGGTCAGGAATCTCCTCAACAAACGATTCGAGTTCGATTGCTTCTACTGCAAGTTCTGTGGCTGCCATGGAGAATCCCTCAAAATGAAGTCAGGCGCTTTCGCCCTGCTATGTGTCTCATTCTGTGGATTCAAGGGCCGCTCTTACGCGGGGATTTATATACCGGCCTTCCCGGCAGGAATCACTTTTTTAGAGCCCCGGAGCAGATTACTCCTCTTTTTTAAGGTCATCCGCTCCGGTATTGCGCTCAATTGGATTAAACCGCTGATTCCTCAGCTTGTCAAGCGCGGACCGTTTTTCGCTCTCTCCAGTAACTGCGCAATATGTCCCATAGGCTGACTATTGCGGTAGCTTGCCAGAGTAGAGAGATGACGACCAAAAATAACAGTAAAACAGCTACTAGAATTCCGAACGCGATGATGAACACCCACAAAACAATCCATGCGCTGGTTGGCATCATGCTCTCACCTGCACTCGCTTGCCGTCCGTGGTCCAGTACGTCTTCGCATGGATCATGTCAATAGTCGTGCGCTTGTAGTCGATGTTGGCTGGCTTCTGCGTCACGATCTGCACGCCCTTTGCCGGTGGCGGCGCACCGCGGCCTGCGGTAGACGCCGGTTCGGCTGCGCGTGGCCGTCCGGTCAGAAACGGCTTGTAGCGCTCATTGACTAGCGATTCCATCACTGTTCGCGCGTGCTTGTCGAAGTTGACCTTGGTGAAGTTGAGCACGGTCGATGGGTCGGGATTGCGCATCCCGCGATAGCGCTTGATCTGGCTCGTATAGGCCGGATCTTTCGCAGCTGTCTGCGCGACGCGCTTCGAAAACTCCATCTTGAGCGCATTTGCGGTCGGCGCGTCAAGGTTTAGCCGCTTGGCGTAGGGCCGGAACAGCTCAGAGAACTTTGTGGACGCGTGCTGGTCGAGCTTGGGCGCGATGTTCGTGTTCCAATGCGACTCCTGCTCTCGCTGATTGAACTGCGCTTCCCGATCAGAAAGCGAGTCCTTGCCGGTGGCCCGGCGCGTTGCCGTCTTGTCGCCTCCTTCGCCCGGCTTGGCTAGCTTGGCTGCGTTTGCTGCCTGCGCGTTCAGCCACTTGCCCATGTTGCCGGCCAGCGCGATCACTTTCTGTTGCTGGTCGGCCGCCCATGCAGTTTTCTGCTCGGCGGTGAGCCATTGCGGGGGCGCTTGGTTCAGCACATCCACAAGCCCATTGAAGTTCGATACCAGTTCGCTCGATGCCAGCGCCTGGACGAAATGCGGGAGCACGGCGGCCGCGTAGGCTTCCGGGTCGGAGTCACGCACGCGGTCAAGGATAGACGGCGCAAGTTTTGCCAGCCCCTCGTTGAAGTCCTCGCCCAGCGCTTCGAGCGCCTTGGGATCGCCAGCGGCCAGCAGCTCATCCACTTCGGCCATCTCGCGCACGCTGTCCTGCAACGCCGCGATTGCCTCTGCGCCATGCAGTTCGCCGCGCTCCGGGTCCGAGTGGATGACGGAATCGAGGATCGCGTACTTCTCGCGCACACCCTCAAGCCCCTGCTTTTCAAGCTGGCGCAGTGCGAACATCTGGCCGTGGTTGTCCTTGGCGAGGCGCGCAAACTTGGCAGACTGGGGGTCGCCTGAGTCGCGCAGGCTTTTCAGCCATTGCGAATACTCGCGGCTGGCTTTGGACGAGTAGGGATCGTCCTGCTCTGTGCGCTGGCCTTCGCCGCCTTCGTTCTGCTCCGCGCCGTCCTGTTGCTCAACTTGATTCCCTGCGTCAAATTCTACTTGCTCAACTTCCATTACACCTTCGCCTGCCATGTCTCCTCGTTTCCGTCGCTCAGTTGAGCGGCTTTCCTACCACTGAAACCTTCTGTTTGACCGGCGTACCGCTCGCGTCCACGCCCTCTTTTTCGGTCGTGATTTCGTGCGTTGCATCCTGGGGTTGCAGTGAATACGGAGGAACTTCAAGCCCCATCGCCTCAAACATCTCGCTCTGAGCCTGCGGCGGGAACTTCGACGGGTCAATCGTCACGCTCCCCTTGAAGTCCATCTCCTTCGGCGGCTGCAACTGCTTGAGCATGTTCATGTGCTCCTGCCAGTGTAGTTTCAGGTTCTGCCAGATGGCCTGCTGGTCCTCGTTGCCATGCTTGAGCTTGCGCCCGGTCGGAGAGGTCAACATGCCAAGCGTGATCGCCGCGTGGATCATATGATTCTCGCTGTTGTCCTGCGCGATTGGCACGGTCGAGACTTGCGGCGGCATGGCCTGCATCTGCTGTTGTAGTTGCTGTGCTGCTTGCTGGAGCGCCTGCATTGCCTGCTGGCCCTCTGGCGTCTGCGCCTCGGGATGGGTCTGGCCTTCCGTAATCTGCTGCGCGATGGCGGCACTCTGCTGTTGTAATGGCTCCAACTGTGGATTCGGCACCGGGCCGGAGCGCATCAGAATCTCGAACTCGCCTTGCTGCGCTTCCACCTGGTCAGCGTTGGGGATGTTCAACTCCTTCAGGCTTGGGAACTTGGAAAACACGCTCAGATTGCGCGGGTCCATCATAATCTGCTGGTAGAGCGCCACATTGCTGCTCTGCGTCAGAAGATCGGTCATCTCTTCTTCTTGCTCGGCCAGCGTCTGCGGGATTTCCAGCGATTCCGGTTGCACAAGGACATTGCCCTGCAACTTGCTCAGTTCAATCTTTAGTTTCTTCTGCCCCGGCAGCGATGCGCTGAAGTCGGCAATGCGATTCGCCGCGGCAGACTCAACCGCTTGCTGGGAGATGGCGCACACTGCCTCGCACAGCGCGCCCCAAGGCATCGACCATACCTGCATTGCCTGGTCGCGCTTGAGCCGCGTGGTCTTGAACACGCCCTGGTCTTCGGAACCGTCTGCCTCTCCGAACGCCGCCGGCGAGCCGCCGTCCATCGCCTCGGGTCCGCCCTGGATGAGCCACTGAATGAAGGTCAGCAGCGAATCGTTGGGAACCGGCACGCTCTCGACGCCGGTAATGTCGCTGATTTTCAGACCTTTATCCTCAAGTCCAGTGACCGCCGTCACCTTCGCGGGGTCATTCGATTGAGAATTCAGGAGTTGCGTGTCGATATACGGCTCAAGTGCGTAGCGACGAGGAACCGCAGAACGGAAATAGCGATCAGCAAGCGAAATGTTTGCATTGAGAACCTTTTGCAGTGGAAGATAGTTCGTGAGCAGCGCCTCGCGGTTCTGCCCGTCGCCGGGTCCGGGATGCACGAACTTGACATGCTTCGACATGCGAGAATTGCGGCAGAATGCGAAGTTTCCGCCTGCGTGCCAGACTTCTAGGCCATCAGGGAAGGTTTCGAGGAACAATTCGCGGATTTCCTCGTCTTCGATGCCCTCGTACTCGCTCGGCTTAAAGAAGGTCACGCTCTCGGTGGAGTCGTTCTTGTACGCCTCTCCGCTGGAACTGGACGCCTGGACTGCCAGCCGCACATTGATGCGCGCCAGCCGGTCGATCTGGTCCATGCCGCCCACGTTTCCGCCGGCAGCGATCTTGTCGCGAACCCACGGATACTGGCTCTTGAGCTTGTTTACGGAGACTTCGTGCTGATAGCGGCACCAGCCCATCTCCTCCTCTTCGTCGGCCATGAGCGGGACTTTCCACTCCAGCTTTCCGCCGACAAAGGTTACTTCTCTGCGGGATGGAGCCTCGGACGAGTCTTGACTATCCCCGGAACCCATTGCGGAATCACTATCGCCTTCGCTCGGCTGCATCTCGGTCTCAGGCGTAACGCCGTCCGCTTCCTGGGCTCCATAAGTCTCCTGCTTTCTGTTGGGAAGTTCTGTCCCCCAGCGCGTCTGGTCGGCCACCGTGAACGTCAGGAAGCCAACGCGGTCATCTGTGCAGAAATAGCCAGCCGCCTTCTTGACTACTCCCTTGAGGTTTGCCTGATGCAGAAACACTTCAAGGAACTTCTCAGCCTCTTCGCTTGCGGCCTGGTCCATCGGATCTTCGTCGTCCACCGCGGCGACGGTCGTACCCGGCACAACCCGGCTAAGGAGCGCGGTAATCTTCTTGTGGCGTGCGCCAAAGACATTGCACGAGAACAGTTTCATCGCGTTGCCGGCCGCCATGACACTCTGCGCACCGTTGGCGCCAGATGAGCCGCCGAACATGCCCCAACCCTTCCAGCCCACATTCAGAAACTGGTAATTGCGCCGAAACAAGCGCATCTCCCACGCTTGGAGCACTTCCCAGATTCGCGCGGCAGAGTCCGTCTTGTTGACGTTCTGCGTAAGCTGCTCAATCGCTGAGACGTACTCGCCCAGTTCGTCCGGCCCGTAGATTTCCTCTTTGCCGTTTTCCTGCGCACCGCAGAACCATGGCGCAATTTTACCCGGCACGTAACCCGATGGTGGCCAGGGCATGGGCATCAGACGCTGCGCAACGGGTTCTTGCTCGTCTTGCTCGGTGTCGTCAGGGTTCAGCGTTGGGTCAGGCATTAGAGATCGTCTTTCTGTGGGCCATCGCTCAGGATCGGGCAGCCGTTTTTGTAGGTTCCCGCGCTGTCTACGCTCTTCTCTTTCCGCACTTCCTGCTGCACGTAGATTCGCTCCCACCCCTTGCGGAACTCGTCTGTTATCGGCTTTTGCTGCTCAAAGTCCATGCTACCCCCTGTGCATCGCGGCGAAACCCGCAGCCGATGCTTTGCGCCGACGCAACAGCGGCGAGTCGCCTGGCTTCGGCGTTTCCTGGGCGGCCGTCAGCTTTTGGTCGGGAGGAATATGCAGCATGGCGTGCAGCGCGCCCGGCTTCTCTTGGAAACTGCCTTTGCTGCCCAAATCGACGTGCTTGGTCTTCATGGTCGCCTCTGGCAATGACTTGAAGTTTGTCGCGGAATCCCACTCGGACACTTTGGCAGGTCCGCCCAGCGCCTTCTCTCCGGTTTGAGAGTGCGCCCAGCGGGCCTGCTTGAGTGAGCGAAAGGGCATTATTATGCCACCGGCGCAACGACGCGCACAACCTTATCGCGCGAATAACTGTTGCCATCATCCACGGCTAAGGTATCCGCGCCCGCGCCCACAACCACATAAATGGCTGAATCAACCATACCATTGGAGCCGATCACGCGTACCTGGTCGCCAGCCTTGATCGGGTCGGCATCTTCGGTGAACGGTACGAATGGCTTCTGCTCGCCACTTTGCGGGCCGACTCCATACGATCCTGGGTAGTCGTTTCCATCGCTGGTCTGCGTCCAGTTGTCTGGATAGCGACCGGTCCCTGAGCCGTCATCGATCTTGAAGAGTTCCTTTTCGACGCGGTGAAGGCGCTCTTCGAGTTCGCGAACAGTCTTTTGCAGTTCAATCTTGTTTTCGTCGTGCTGCTGCATGTGCAGTGTCATAGT